ACGATCCGTCACTATCTCGTGGACTGTCGATAGTCTTATATTCTATGGCGTTGCATATTGGCGCGTTACAGAAGTGTATGCAGATGATTTAAGACCAGCACGTTTTGAATGGATAAATAACACACGAGTAGTTGCACAATTAAACCCATTGGGTACAGAAGTTTTGTATTACACAATTGATAATGAAAAAGTACCGATGGTTGGAGTTGGTTCATTAGTTACATTCCAAGGATTAACACAAGGCGTATTACAAACAGCAGGTCGCACAATTCAAAGCGCATTAGATATTGAAAAGGCTGCAGCCGTAGCATCACAAACACCAATGGCAACAGGATTCTTAAAAAACACCGGTGCAGATATGCCAGAAGCACAAGTAGCAGGATTACTAGCAGCTTGGAAACAAGCACGTCAATCAAGATCCACTGCATATCTAACCAGCACACTATCTTACGAAACTGTCGGATTTAGCCCTAAAGATATGATGTATAACGAAGCATCACAATATTTAGCTACACAAATCGCACGTGCTATGAACGTACCGGCTTATTACATTTCTGCAGATATGAATAACAGCATGACTTACCAGAATATTATTGATGGCCGTAAAGAGTTTGTTGCTTATTCCCTACAGCCTTATATCTGTGCTATTGAGGATCGCCTAAGCATGAACGATATAACTGCTAACGGCCATATTGTGCGTTTTAATATTTCAGAAACCTTTTTACGTTCAGATGATAAGGCAAGACTAGAGACAATAGAGAAGATGTTAACCCTAGGACTTATAGACCTAGAGCAAGCAAAAGAAATGGAAGATCTAACACCAAACGGAAATCAAAGCGGCGATGCTGAGTACATCAACAGCGCAAAAGGAGAAAATGCATGAGTGATATACAACAAGCCAATATACCTGCAAGCACAGTAACGTTATTAGCGTCAGCTGCTCGCACCGCAACAGTTACCGGCACAGCCGTTACTGGACTAGCAGCCGCTAAACAATTAGTGATGCAATTAGACGTTACAGCAGCTAGCGGCACTTCACCTACATTAGATGTAGTAGTGCAAGACACAGTAGATGGTACTAACTGGAATACTATTGCTACATTTACACAAAAAACAGGCGTTACACGCGAAGTAATTAGATTAACTACCGCATTTACAGATCAATTAAGAGTAGTCGGCACAATCGCTGGGACTACCCCATCGTTCACGTTTGCAGTTTTAACATGGGCAGATTCAAATTGATTCTTACATTTAGCAGTCAAATAGAAAGCGCAGACAGTGAGCGCAGAGTTATCGCTGGCAAAATTGTGCCATTTGAAGTGCCTGGTAACACCAGTGTCGGCAAAGTGGTGTTTGCTAAAGGATCAATAGATGTAGGCGATCCTGGCAAGATTAAAATGTTAATGCAACACCGCAACGATAAGCCTATTGGCCGTATGCAAAAGTTTAATGAGGCAGAAGATGGTATCTATGCTAGCTTCAAGATCAGCGCAAGCATGCAAGGATCAGATGCTTTAATGCTTGCATCAGAGCAGTTAATAGATGGCCTATCTGTAGGCGTAGATGTAATTAAATCATCACAGAAAAAAGATTATATTTATGTGACTAAAGCGATGCTTAAAGAAGTAAGTCTGGTGGAATCACCAGCGTTCACAGAAGCACAAGTAACTAAAGTTGCCGCTAGCGAAGGCGAAGCGGATGCAACAAATCAACCAACTACGGAAAGTGAGGCACAAGTGGAAAACACCACCGAGCCAACAGCAGTGCCAGTGGTAGAGGTTGCTCCAGTAGAAGCCGCACGTCCAACGATTAGTGCATCCTTCTATACAGAGCCACGCTCACCAATTAAGACACAAGCTCACATGCTAGAACACAGCATTAAAGCAAAATTAGGTAACCACGAATCAGCACAGTGGGTAATGAAGGCAGAGGCAGATGTAGCAAAGTTTTTAACTGCAGCTGACGATTCATTTACAACTAACCCAGCATTTTCACCAACACAATTTGTGCCTACAGTAGTAGATACACTTATTGGATCACGCCCAGCTATTGATGCAATCGGATCACGTGCGCTACCAGCAGCAGGTATGACAATCTCAGTACCAAAGATCACTACTTCAGGTACAGTGGCAGAGACAGCAGAAGCAGCAGGCCCATCAGAGACAGGTATTGTATCTTCATACGTAAACTTGACTGTTAAGAAGTATGCTGGACTACAACGCTACAGCCTTGAAATCCTAGAGAGATCTTCTCCAGAGTTTTTTGCAGCTATGTTAGACAACATGACACGTGCTTACAACAAAGCAACCGATGCAGCAGTAATTGCAGCATTAACAGCAGGCGGCACACAAGCTACAGCAGTAGCAGCATCATCTGCAGGAATTATTTCCTACGTATCAACAGAAGCACCAGCTGCATACCTTGCAACAGGTGAATTAGCAACCAAGTACATCGCTGGTACATCACAGTGGTCACTACTATTAGGCGCAACCGATACAACTGGTCGCCCAATTTACAATGCTGCTAATCCAATGAACAATGCAGGAGCTTCTCAACCAACATCACTACGTGGTAACGTATTAGGTCTAGATCTATACGTAGATCCAAACGCAGTGTCAACTACTATTGATGAATCAGCATTTATTGTTGTACCTTCATCAGTATCAATTTACGAGTCACCAATTCTTCGCCTATCTACAAACATCCCAACTTCAGGCGAGATCGAGACATCACTATATGGCTACATGGCCGTTGGTGTATTGGTCGCTGGTGGCGTTCGCCGCTTCAACCTAACCTAATAAGTTAGTTAATTTAATAATCCCTAGGGTTTAGTAGCCCTAGCCCTAGGGAGCTTTTTAAGAGAGGACACTATGGCCGCTGCAATGGTAACAATGGCAGAGTTACGCAGTAATTTAGGTATTGGCACTTTATACAGTGACGCTACAGTGGAAGAATGCTGCCAATCGGCAGAAGATTTAATACAGGGTTATTTATGGCATAACGATGCGCCAGTAGTGGCATCATCCATTAGCAATAACGTAGCGACCTTAGTATTATCAAACCCTGGCATATTTGTTACAGGTCAATCAATAACAGTCAGTAATTGTGGTGCAACATATAATGGCACATACACATTAACCGGATCATTCCCTGGTACTACAGTGCCTGCTTCAATCGGCACAATGTTTTGGAGTACATACTCATTTAGTTCATATCCTAATGGGTACAGTTTTATTCAATACGGGCCGAGCCCTTGGCCCAGAGCATAAAGCACAGGCTTACACTGCGACCCCTGCCATCAGAGAAGCTGCGATGATTGTAGCTGTCGATATATGGCAAAGCCGTCAGGTCAGCCAGACCGGTGGGGTAGGTATGGATGGGATCACTGCCAGCCCTTATCGGATGGGGTATCAGCTGATTAACAGAGTGCGTGGTCTCATCCAGCCGTATTCAAGTCCTAACTCACTGGTCGGCTAATGCCAGCCGCAATAACCACATTACGCAGCACGCTAGCAACAGATCTAGCCAATGCAGGCGTGTGGTCAACCTTTAGTTTCCCACCTGCAACGCTATTGGCTAACAGCGTAGTAGTTACACCTGGTGATCCTTACATCGTGCCGTCTAATAATGACTACACATCTATTGCACCCTTAGCAAACTTTAAGATACTTATGACTACACCGGCATTTGACAATCAAGGCAACTTAGCCGGCATGGAAAACTTTATAGTAGCAGTCGTAACTAAACTAAACGCATCATCTTTGGTGCTAAACATATCTAGTATTTCAGCACCTGCTATAGTCAACGCGGCTAGTGGAGACTTGCTAGTATCTGAAATTACAGTATCAATCCTAACGAGCTGGAGCTAAAATGAGTACAGACGCAGAAAACTTAGCCTTCTTAAAAAAGATAGGCCAGATCCAAGAAGCACCTGCACCAACCCCTGCACCTACTAAAGAGAAAGACAAGGAGTAACAATGGCAATTTTCTTAAACAACACCGCATCAGTAACATTTAACAGCGTTGATCTATCAGCGTACGTTACATCTGTTACTATCAACCAATCGTTTGATGAGCTAGAAGTAACAGCCATGGGCGATACTGCACATAAGTTTGCTAAAGGCTTAGAAG